ATATGACAATCACAACCGAAGACGGCAATCGTCAAAATATGTTTGCTGTCGAACCTAAAATGTACATTACGGAGAAAGACATGGAAGAACACGAACAAGAAACTTATGCTCAAAGGGCTGAGAAACTAAATGGGAGATTAGCAATGCTGGGATTTGTAATTGCCGTTGGCACTTATTTGACAACTGGCCAAATACTTCCTGGAGTATTCTGAAACCCTAACCTAACTATCCCTATACAAAAAGACTCTGTTCTATATAAGAATGGAGTCTTTCCTCTTTTTATGCCAAAAAATCAATTGACCAAAGACGAACTTAAGTGTTGGGTATTAAAATTAAAGCACAATTTACACGAAGAAAAAATAACCCAATATACAGCAGACCCCAAAACATTAGCAAACTTATATTTAAATAAAGTTCTAGAAAAAATCAACGAATTCAGATACTAAATATGTACTACACAGAAACTTTATTATTTTTTTGTGTGAGCATTTGCCTTATAGTTATAAAAATTGGTTATTTTGATGACAGAAAACTATAAATACATGCATGTTGTAAAATTAATAAATGACGTTAGACCTTCACAACTTCTTTAAATTTTATGATGATGGTAATTCTAATCACGTAGCAGCAGTTCAATGGTTAGAAGATAACCTTCCTACTGAGTTTCTTGATGATGCAGAGGGAGATTGGATTGGTATCTTTAGAACCAAACCACCAACACCATCAGTATTAGCAGTCCCATATTTTAATCAAGTAGATAATTACAGAGACGCACAGAGAACTTGTAACAGTTCTTCTTGTGCTATGTGTCTGGCATTTTTAAAACCAGGTGTTATCCAAGGCGACGATGAGTATGTTAAAAAAGTATTTGCCATCGGTGATACAACTGATCACGCAGTTCAAACAAAAGTTCTTGCTGGTTATGGAGTCCAATCGCATTTTAGTTATAATCTTTCTTTTTCTGATATTGATAAAAGTCTTGATGGAGGCAAACCTGTTGTTATTGGCATCCTACATCGGGGTTCTTTATCTAATCCTACGGGCGGCCACATGTGTGTAGTCATCGGACACACTCCAGATAAGAAAGGTTATTATGTTAATGATCCTTATGGTTCTTTGAATGATAACTATACTGGACCAGTAGAAAATGGTAAAAAGACCATTTATACGAAAGCAGTTCTCAAATATCGTTGGTGCCCTGGTGGCAATGACGGTTGGGGTCGCATTTTTAACTAATAAAGGAGAAAACTAATGGCACGTATAGATCTACATAACTTCTTCAAGTTTTATGATGAGAAGAACCCCAACCACATCAAAGGAATTCAATGGTTAGAGGATAATCTACCTAACAAGTATCTAGAAGATAATGCAGATTGGGCAGAGATTTATAGAGCAAAGGGGGATTCTTCAACAGAACCTACAGTATGCCCAAAGTGTGGTAAGGGATCTGCTCCTGTTGCTGCTCCTTCTTCTGTAGTAGGTAGTGATGATATGACTATGATGGGTATAAAACTCATCAAAGAGTTTGAAGGATGTCATCTCAAAGCATATCCAGATCCTCTATCTGGTAATCTTCCAATCACTATTGGTTGGGGATCTACACGTAAAAAAGATGGATCACCATTTTATCTTGGTGATACTCTCACTCAAGCAGAAGCAGATGAACTTTTGATTGCTCAATGTAAGAAAGAGTTTCTTCCATCACTTCGTAAAATCCCATACTGGAATGAGATGACTGATGGTAAGCGTGGAGCACTTTTATCATTTGCTTATAATCTAGGTGCTGGATTCTATGGATCTGGAGATTTTAATACTATTACTAAACGACTGAAGAATAAAGAATGGGATTTAGTTCCCGATGCTTTATACCTCTACCGTAATCCTGGGTCTAATGTAGAAGCAGGATTGGCACGTAGAAGAAAAGCAGAAGGTGAAGCTTGGAAAAAAAGTTAACCCATCGCACAAAGTAAAATGAACAAGAAAAGGGAAAATACTATGGGGCAATTGATTCGTATTATTATTTTGAGTTGGAGTGCTGCCCTACTTACTGCAAGTTATGCTGGTATGTTTACCAAAATGGACCCTACATTTATTGCAACAGTATTCACCGCATCTGCCGCAACCTTCGGTATCAACACTATGAAAAAAAGTGGAGAGGAAGATGATGAAAAAAAAGAAGAACCCCGTAAAGAGTTTGTGATAGAATCTCCCCCAACACATTATATTGAAGAAGTATCTCTTGAAGAAAGAGTTGAGGTTCTGGAAGGTCAAGTTCAACCTCGCACAAGAGCATAATATCTAATAGTAAGGTAAGATGCCGATACCACAACTGGAAGGAATCCAAGGAATTTCAACACAGAACTCATCATTGATTCCTTCATTGCGAAATGAAATCATACCTTCATCACAAGCACCTGAAATATTGCCCCAAAGGCAATCACAGGTTGTTCAGAATGCAATACAAGAAGTACCACAATCATCAATACTACCTTCCCAGTTGGTAGATAAGAGACTCCCAATACCACTTACAAATAGTTTAGAACGTCCAGTATTTGATGCTCCAAATCCAACTCTAAAATATCCTGTGTTTGATATTCCAACTCAACCACAGGTTGATTCTGCTATCAAATCAGATCAAAAAAAGAAAGAAGAGGAGGAAAAAGAAAAAGAAAAAGAAAGAAAACTTTCTGATTCCCCTCCACCTGTAATACTTCCACAACTTCGACAGTTATTACCACAAAAAAACCAAGACCAAGATACTCAACAAGATACTCGTCAAAATAGAGAACTTTCTGTAAACACTAATCTTGGAGTTCCTGTAATTGAAGTACCAATCATCGGGCAAGTTCCAATACCACCGAGAGAACAGGTTATTCTTGCTGGCACCACTGCTACTGCTTCTGTTGCTGCGGCTCTTCTTGGAAAATCTTTGGTGGAATGGATGGTAGCAAAGATGAAACCTATCGTTCAACAGATACTGATAAGGGGTAAGAAACTCTTGAATAGAGACCTTACTCATTATGAATTACAACTCTACTTTACTGCCGAGTTAGATAAGAAGAATTTGAAACTACTTAAAAAAGAACAGAAGAAATCAAAACAAGAACAATATAAAAAAGCAAACAATACTTAATTATTTTTTTCTTTTTGCTTCTAATAGAGCAAAATCTTTTATTTTAGCGTCACCTTTATACGACCAAGCATATCCAGCATTGATCATTTGCTCATTGAGCGATAATGATTCATTATTAATATACAAATTACCAAGAATTCTACCATATTTTTCGGTACTATCAGGTAATTGTGTTTTGATTAGAATATCTTTAGCACCTTCTAACTTATGCTTGAGCCATTCTTTGACTTCTAATCCAAGTGTTTTTTCTTTAAGGTCTGTGGTACGACTCTCTGGAGTATCAATACCATTAAGGCGTACTCGCTTAGTAAGAGAGATATCAAAACCCAAATCAATGTTCGCATCTATTGTGTCACCATCAACTATTTTTAATACTTCCTTTACTCTGTAAATATAAGGATCTTTATCCATTAGAAGGGCATCTTAAATTCCTTAATATTTAGTTTAGGAATGGGTAGTTTTTCCAATGCTTTTGACACTTGCTTCTCTACCACAGCACCCACAAACTCTTCTGGATTGTTGAGAATTGCTTCTGCTTTCCTGTAGGTGACATAAGCACCAACACACAAAGCACCACTCAAAACTAAACTTAATGTAGAAAAAACTAATGCAATGTTTCTCATTTTAGTAACTTCTCAATTGCGTTGTAATAATAGACAGCATTATGATCTTCCACGCCATCAAATCTTTTATTATCAATATCTTCTAAATGAATTTCATCATGAGTATGTATGTATCCATTAATCCAAGGTGGAGTTTTGGGAACAACATCGTCACCGTGAACGAAACGAAGATGCTCTGTATTCTTTAATCTATCCTTGAGTTTTCTACCACCTGGACGAGGAGATCCAATGGTAATGATTGCTAGATCTGGCGCAGACGGAAGCATAAGGTCCGCAATAACAGTAGCAGTAGCACCACCAAGAGAGTGCCCTGAAAGAATAAGTTTTCTACCTTTCTCTAGTGACTCATAGTTTAGAACCAATTCCGTAATAGTTCTGGTTGCATTAACTTTAAATCCTCTGTGAGTATCCTCACTACGGAATAAAAATCTTAGATTAGTTGCCCAGTCTGATGTTTCATTGGTTCCTTCAATAGAAAGAATACAATAACCAGGAATACTTTTG